ATGACTGGCAACCGCTGGATGTAATTTCAGGGGTGTGACTATGGAACCTAACGAATTCTACGAACCTACCGAGGGTGACAAGGAGCTTCTAGCATTCGTTACGGATCACTGCGACCGCTGGCGCGATTGGCGCGACACCAACTTCCTGCCTTCATACCTGGAGTATGAGCGCATCTTCCGTGGCCAGTGGGCGGCGGAAGACAAGATGCGCGAATCTGAGCGCTCTAAACTGGTGACGCCCGCCACGCAGCAGGCCGTTGAGACTCGTCACGCGGAGATCATGGAAGCGATCTTCGGCCAGGGCGATTTTTTCGACATTGAGGACGACATCCGCGACGTTAACGGCAGTCCGCTGGACGTTGAGCTGCTCAAAGCTCAGTTGATGGACGATTTCAAGCAGGACAAAATCCGCAAATCCATCGACCAGATCGAATTGATGGCCGAAATCTACGGCACGGGCATTGGCGAGATCGTCGTCAAGATGGAAAAGACGTTTGTCCCCGCTACTCAGGCGATTCCGGGGCAGATGGGCCAAGCGGCCATCGGTGTAATCGAAAAGCCCCGCGTTGCGGTGAAGATTGTGCCGGTCAACCCCAAGAACTTCCTCTTTGACCCCAACGGTACGAGCGTTGACGACTGCATGGGCGTGGCAATCGAGAAGTATGTCTCGATCCACAAGGTGGTCGAGGGCATGGAGCGCGGGATCTACCGCAAAGTGAACATCCAGCCCGCTGGCGAAGATACCGATCTGGAGCCGACGCAGGAGATCAGCCAGTACGAGAGCGACAAGGTTCGTCTCTTGACGTACTACGGCCTGGTGCCGCGTGAGTACCTGAAGAATCTGGAAGAGAACAAGGAAGTCGCCGACCTCTTCCCCGATGATTCGGTGGCCGATGAGTACAGCGATCTGGTGGAAGCGATCGTCGTCATCGCCAACGAGGGCTATCTGCTCAAGGCTGAAGAGAATCCGTACATGATGAAGGATCGCCCTGTGCTGTCCTATCAAGATGATACGGTTCCCAACCGCCTGCTGGGTCGGGGTACGGTCGAGAAGGCCTACAACATGCAAAAGGCCATCGATGCCGAGGTGCGTAGCCACCTTGACTCGCTGGCTCTCACCACCGCACCCATGATGGCCATGGATGCTACGCGTCTGCCTCGCGGTGCGAAGTTTGAAGTCAAGCCGGGCAAGGCCATTCTGACGAACGGCAACCCCAACGAGATTCTGTTCCCGTTCAAGTTTGGCAACACCGACGGTGCGAACCTCGCCACGGCCAAGGACTTCGAGCGCATGCTGCTGCAATCGACGGGCACGCTCGATAGCCAAGGCATGGTGAGCCAAGTCTCCCGCGACGCGGGTGGTCTGTCGATGGCAGTGGCCACGATCATCAAGAAGTACAAACGCACGCTGGTCAACTTCCAGGAAGACTTCCTGATTCCGTTCATCCAGAAAGCTGCGTTCCGCTACATGCAGTTTGACCCCGAGCGCTATCCGTCGGTGGATATGAAGTTCATCCCGACGGCCACGCTGGGCATCATTGCTCGCGAGTACGAGCAGCAGCAGTTCATTGGCCTCTTGCAAACCCTCGGCCCCAACACCCCGGTGCTGCCGCTGCTGCTCAAGGGCATTCTGTCCAACAGTAGCCTCACCAACCGCTACGAACTGATTGCTGCTCTGGAGCAGATGGCCCAGCCCAACCCCGAGGCGCAGCAACTTGAGATGGCCAAGCAGCAGCTCGCACTGCAAGCGGCTCAGGCTCAGATCGCGGTGCAGACGACGCAAGCCGAGCAGAACCGGGCAGAGGCTGCGAAGCTCATGACCGAGGCTCAACTGATGCCGCAGGAAGTGCAGGCCAAGGTGATCGCATCGACCACCAAGAACCTGCCCGCTGGTAGCGAAGCGAGCGAGTTCGACAAGCGCGTGAAGATCGCAGAGTTGATGCTCAAGGAAGCGGACATTAAGAACAAGTCGAAGATCGTTGAGCTTCAGATGGCCGAGAAGCAAAACAAGGTCAGCGGTATGGAGCAAGACTTCTTGGACGAGCTGACCAAGGAGCTGGGCAATGGACGTTGAAAGCCTCGCTAAACAGCTAATTCTCCAAGGCATGTCCGAGGAACAGCAAAAGGCTGTTCTGGAGTCCATTCGCGGCACGATGGCCAAGAGCCGCGAGCTGCAAAAGCAAAAGGTTGGCGAGCAGGCTCGCCTAGTGATCGAGGCGCTCAAGAAGATCGAGTCGGATATTAAGTCCCGCTACGATGAAGTGGGCAACAAGATCGAGCAACGCGTTGCCTCCATCAAGGATGGCAAAGACGGCAAAGACGGCACCAATGGGCGCGATGGCCGTGCAGGCCGGGATGGCTCCACTGGCCCGATGGGGCCGAAGGGTGCTGATGGTCGCAACGGCGTGGATGGCCAAGATGGTGTGGATGGCGTCTCGGTCACCGATGCACACATTGACTTTGACGGCTCGCTGATCATCAGCCTGTCCTCGGGCCGCACGATCAACGTGGGCGAAGTGGTGGCTCCTGATCTGGCTGACAAGATCAAGGTCATCACCAACGGTGGTGGCACTTCTCAGTCAGTGCTTGATGCGCTGGCATCCTTGCAGACCCAGATCAACAACCTGATTCCCAGCCAGACTGGCAATGCGGGCAAGTTCCTCACAACTGACGGTACGGATCTAGCCTGGGCTGATGTGGCCGGTGGCCTGTCTTATCAGGGCACTTGGAACGCCAGCACGAACACTCCAACGCTGGTTTCCAGCACAGGCACCAATGGCTACTACTACGTCGTCTCGGTTGCCGGTAGCACGAATCTAAACGGTATCACTGACTGGCAAGCAGGCGATTGGCTGATCTTCAACGGTTCCGTCTGGCAGAAAATTGACCAGAGTTGGGCCAATGCTGGCGCGAACGACAACATCACCTCGATGACGGGGATTACGGGCGGTATTTCCTCGCCCGACTTCATCCAGTTTGACACGGGCGCGACCGTCACCAACGCTGCGGGCCGTATGTACTGGGATGCTACCCAGCAGACGATGACCGTGGGGCTGAACGCCAACATCGCTGCGGACATTGGCCAAACCCTGTACGCCTATGTGACCAACGACGAGTCGGTCACGATTACCAAGGGCCAGCCAGTCTATATGTTCGCGGCGGCAGGTGACCGCGTATCGGTCAAGCTCGCCTACAACACGGGTGATGCCACTTCGGCCAAGACGCTTGGCATCTGCGCGGAGAACATCGCTGCGGGCCAAGCGGGCATGGTGCTGTGCCAGGGCGTGCAAGACGGCCTGAACCTCGCGGCCTACAACCCTGGCGATACGCTGTACCTGGGCGCGACTGCCGGTACGCTCACGGCCACCAAGCCCTACGCTCCGAACCATCTGGTCTACATCGGCGTGGTCGAGCGGGCCAATGCTGGCAACGGTCGTCTGTACGTTCGCGTACAAAACGGCTATGAGCTGGACGAGTTGCACAACGTCTCGGCCCAAAGCCCCAGCAACGGCCAGACGCTGATCTACAACGCCACTACGGGACTGTGGACTAAGGGCACTCTAACGGCTGGCACGGGTATCAGCATTGCCAACGGTGCTGGCTCGATCACGGTGACCAACAGCGCCCCGGATCAGACGGTGGCGCTGACTGCTGGTACGGGCATTAGCACCTCTGGAACGTATCCCAACTTCACGATCACCAACAGTGCGCCAGATCAAACCGTATCGCTCACGGGCGCGGGTACTACGAGCATTAGTGGGACGTATCCGAGCTTTACGGTTACGTCAAACGACCAGTTCACCGGCACCGTTACTTCAGTAGGCGGCACGGGCACCGTCAACGGCATTAGTTTGTCGGGCACGGTGACCTCCAGCGGAAACCTGACACTGGGTGGCACACTTTCAAACGTGAGCCTGGCCACTCAAGTTACCGGCACGCTGCCGATTGCCAATGGTGGCACGGGTCAGACAACGGCTACGGCAGCATTCAACGCTCTGGCCCCGAGCCAGTCTTCGCAGTCGGGCAAGTACCTGACGACGGACGGCACGAACACTTCCTGGGCGACGGTCAATGCGGGGGCATCGCTCTCGAATGACACTTCTACCAGCACGAACTTGTTCCCGCTGTTTGCTTCTGCGACTTCGGGCACTCCGACGACGTTGTTTACCAGCAACGCCAAACTGCTCTATAAGCCCAGTACGGGTGAGCTGAGTGTGACGGTTCCGCGTGCGAGCAATGGCATTATGGTCAACAGCGCTACGGTCATCTCGGATTACACGATTGCCGCAGGCGATAATGGCTTGAGCGCCGGGCCTGTGACGATAAATTCC